CCACTGCTTATTTTTTAAGCAGCATTTCCGCTATACTCCGATCCCATTGGCATATAGCTCAGCGGTAGAGCAGTCGGCTGTTAACCGACCGGTCTGTGGTTCGATCCCACATTTGCCAGCCAGATTCGGATGCGTAGACCCGTAAGGAGCGGGGGTTGCCTGTAAAGCAGCTGTCTATGGCCCACTTGGCTCGATACCAAGAGCATCCACCAATTCCCCAGTAAATATGAAGGGATTGGTTTCTCCATAAAATGCGGCTTGTCCGCTCCCCCCACCCCCGGTTCCCATGGCTTCGCCCTTTTATATATAAGGGTTCGACTCTTGTAAGTTTTATGTAAGGCTCCTTTATAGGGGCCTTTTTTATTTGGTTCTACTATACTCAGCCTATAAGCTAACTATGAGGAAGCCAAAAGATGAGTGCTTTGACTATTGACCAGTTCAAACAGGCTCTTCCTGAGAAGGTGAAGAAGAGCATCAACCAAGAGTTGATTGACCAGATCAATACGACTCTCTCTGATCCCGAGATGTTTGAGAGCTATCGGGAGAACCTGCTGAGCTACACCAAGGTGATGGCTGATGGCCGGTTCAAGGTGGATTCGTATATCCAGGCCGTGAAGTACGTGAGCCATAAGCTGATGGGGTGCACGAACATCGAGGCTTATACCAAGACGTTTCCGGATAAGTACGCCCGGTTTGTGGCTCAAGGTGTTCAAGCCAAGGACATTGCCAGCTATGTCACGGCCTACAACAAGAGCAAGCTGGTCAATCTGATCTTCGAGCAGACGCTGATTCCCAGCTATGTGCTGAACCAGGATCTGTATCAAAAGGCGCTGAATGTGCAGGCCGATCTGATGGTGAACAGTGGTTCAGACAAGGTGCGGTGTGATGCGGCGAATAGTTTGCTGACCCATTTGAAGATGCCCGAGACCCAGAAGGTGGAGCTCGAGATCGGGGTCAAAGAGGATTCCAGCATTGGTGCTTTGAGGCAGGCGACTTTGGAGTTGGCTCGTGCGCAGAGGCTTGCCATGGAAGCTGGACAGATGAGCGCCCAGGAGGTGGCTCACGCCAAGATCGTCATTGATGTCGATGCAACGGAGGTGAATCCATGAGCAAGCTCGAATACGCCTGGTGGTGCTTTGTCTGTGCCGCTGTTCTCGGTGGAACCTGGGGAGGGTTGCTCTTTTGGTTCAATGAAACTCTTGGCTTGGTTGTAGGTACTTCGCTCTGGCTTTTCTCTTGGGTTATGTTGATCAACATGGACAACGAAGAGGAGGAAAAGCCTCAACAAAACAGGCGGTTCAATGACCTTTGATCCTGTTGCCGAAGCACTCGCACCTTGGAAGGTTGAGGACTACCTCAACAACACCAGCTACGCGACAGACCTGAGCTACGTCCCCAGTGACTTTGCTCTGGAATTCGTCACGTTCATCAAGCTGGTCAATGGCCAGCAAGGTGAGGAGCACAAGACTCCGCTGGTTCACTACCGCATGCTCGACACCCTCACCGAAGGTGGCAAGCGGGTGATCAACCTCTGTCACCGAGGCATTGCCAAGACGACGGTGATGGGTGAGTACCTGTTCCTGTACATCGCCACCTACGGTGAGATCCCTGGCTTCGGCCGCATCGACCTGGCGCTCTACGTTTCCGACTCGATCGAGAACGGTGTCAAGAACATGCGGAAGAACTTGGAGTTCCGCTGGGACAACAGCGACTTCCTGAAGCAGTACGTTCCCGAGATCCGGTTCACGGACATCCGCTGGGAGTTCAAGAACGCCGACGGCAAGGTCTTCATCGTCAAGGGCTACGGTGCTAAGACCGGTGTCCGGGGTGCCAAGGAGATGGGCAAGCGGCCGCAGCTGGCGGTGCTCGATGACTTGATCTCAGATGAGGATGCACGGTCGACCACCGTGATTGCTGCTGTGGAGGACACGGTTTACAAGGCGGTCAACTACGCCTTGCACCCGACCAAGAACATGATCATCTGGTCTGGCACACCGTTCAATGCGAAGGATCCGCTGTACAAGGCTGTGGAGTCTGGAGCCTGGGCGGTCAACGTCTTCCCGGTGTGCGAGCAGTATCCGTGTGAACGGGCTGAGTTCCGTGGTTCATGGCCTGATCGATTCACGTTTGATTACGTGAAAGAGCAGTACGACAACGCAGTGAAGCTGGGTAAAGTCGAGACATTCAACCAGGAATTGATGCTGCGAATCATGTCCGAAGAAGATCGAATGATTCAGGACGGAGACATTGGTTGGTACAAGATCGATGCTGTGCTGCGGAACAAGAGCAAGTTCAACTTCTACATCACCACCGACTTTGCCACTTCACTGAAAGACAAGGCCGACTTCTCGGTAATCAGCGTTTGGGCTTACAACAACGTAGGTGATTGGCTCTGGGTTGATGGAGTCTGCAAGCGCCAGCTCATGGACAAGAATATCGATGCACTCTTCCGACTTGCTCAACTCTACAAGCCCCAGTCCGTGGGTATTGAGGTTACTGGTCAGCAGGGTGGATTCATCCAATGGATCCAGGGACAAATGTTGGACCGGAACATTTACTTCCCTCTTGCATCGGAAGGAAATGACAGCAAACCCGGAATCCGACCCAACACCAACAAGATGGTTCGTTTTAACACCGTGGTTCCTTTGTTCAAGGCACGTAAAGTCTTCTTCCCGATAGAACGGAAGCAGGAAGATACAATGCTGGAAGCCATGAATGAACTGAGCCTGGTTTCTGTTTCTGGCTTCCGCAGTAAGCACGATGACTTCCTCGACACGATCTCGATGCTGTCGTCACTGAATCCATGGAAACCATCGGAAGAAGCTCCAATGGTCGAAGCAGGAAAAGGTGAGGGGATGTGGGACATCGACACTGGAGATGAGCCCGTTGACCGGATGGCCTCGTACATCGTTTAAGGAATGCCCATGAATCTTCAAGAAGTCTTTGATCAGCTCACCTATGGCGAGCTATCCCAACTCAGCATTGGCGGAAATGAGGCGGGCCTGATCAACCCAGCCAATTACAACCGTTTGGTTCCGCATGTAAACCTTGGCTTGACAGCTCTGTACAAGCGCTTTCCTCTCAAAGAGGGTCGCTTGAAGGTAGAGCTGCAAAGCAATCGCACGGTCTACCCGATCCACAGCAAATACGCAGTCAGCAGCCGAACGTCCAGAGAATTGGTTCGTTACATCAAGGACTCCACGAGCAATCCGTTCATTGATGACATCCACAAGATCGAGAAGGTTCTGACTTCCAGCGGGTACGAGTTCAGTTTGAACGATGAGGGCGAGGAGTACAGCCTGTTTACGCCCAGTGCCACGGTGCTGCGTGTTCCGCTGGATGTGGTCGAACGGGCGATGGATTTGCCGGATGAACTGAAGACCCTGCAGGTTGAAGTTGTCTACCGGGCCAACCATCCACTCATCGTTGCTGACGGTGCTGACCTCGAGCCCGAATCGATAGAGCTGGAGCTTCCCTACAGCCATCTGGAGCCGCTGCTGCTCTACATCGCCAGCCGTGTGCACACTCCGACCGGCATGACCAACGAGACGAACATGGGGAACACCTACTTCGCCAAGTACGAAGCGTCATGCCAGCAGCTGGAAACCACCAATCTGCGAGTCGATCAAGGTGGTCAAAGCGATCGCCTGTATCGCAACGGCTGGGTCTAAGGAGTAACCATGGCCGAGCGTGATCCCCGTCTTGAGCGTGCTGGTGTTTCTGGTTTCAACAAGCCAAAGCGAACGCCTGGCCATCCGACCAAGAGCCACGTTGTCGTGGCCAAGTCAGGTGTGCAGGTCAAGACGATCCGCTTTGGCCAACAAGGTGTTTCAGGCAGTCCTAAGAAAGATGGGGAGTCTGATTCCTACCGCAAGCGCCGTGAATCTTTCAAAGCCCGACATGCCAGCAACATTGCCAAAGGCAAGATGAGTGCGGCTTACTGGGCTGACAAAGTAAAGTGGTAAGCTTTGTTTTACATTAACCAACGAGGAGTTTTTATGAACGACAAAAAAACCATCATGATGGCCAAAGCCGGGTCATTCACGCCGTGCTCTGCGTGCAAGACTGCTGCCAAATGCAAGTCTGCCGGCAAGTGTCTGGCCAAAGGCAAGTAACAAAAAAGCCCCTGTCAAAGGGGCTTTTTACTTTGGAACCTTGGTTTATTTGCCGGTGGATCCGAATCCGCCGTCACCTCGATTGGTTTGATCAAGAGAGTCCACAAGTTCCAAGGCGATGTTGGCAATTGGGATGATCATGAACTGGAGAATTCTTTCGCCGGCTTCCCAGCCAAACGGAATTCCTGACTTGGTTCGCAAAGCTGCTTTCCATTCTCCGCGATAATCGGAGTCAATCACTCCGCAAGTGTTGTTCAGTTCCACCCCGTGTTTAGCTCCGGTACTGGAACGAGGAAGCAATAGACCTACATGGCCATCGGGAACTGCTGCTGCAAACCCTAAGCCAACCATCTGGGTCGATCCTACTGCAGTACCTGCTTTGGGCATATAGATGTCGAAGGCTCCGGCTTTGTCGGAAGCCTTTGTTGGCATAATAAACGCCGGGTGAAGAGATTGAATGTGCATTCTGTTGCTCTGTTGAGTTGATGGGATGTTTACCGCTATTCGGAGAACGATTGAATTATGAACCAACTGAACAAGGCTTCGGAAGTGGAAACAGCCCCACTCACCAATTGGAAAAACGCTCCGACTCTCCAGAATCTGAAACAGGATCTACTGGATGCTCAGTCGGTGCACGATGCACAGGAAACCAAGATCAGCGAATGGCTGGACAACCTGAATGTCACAGGTAAAGCCAAGATCCAGACTGCCAAAGGCAACTCTGCGATCGTTCCCAAGCTGATCCGCAAGCAAGCCGAGTGGCGCTATGCCTCTCTGAGCGAGCCGTTCCTCAGCACCGACGACATCTTCAACGTCAAGCCTGTGACCTGGGAGGATCGCAATGCGGCTCACCAGAATCAGCTGGTTTTGAACCACCAGTTCAACACGGCGATCGACAAGGTTCGATTCATTGACGAGTACGTCCGTGCTGCGGTGGACGAAGGCACGGTGATTGTTCGGGTGGGCTGGGAGTTCATCGAAGAGGAGTACACCGGCACCTTCCCCAAGGTCGAGTTCAGGGTAAACCCTGAGCTGGCACCTCTGCATGAGCACCTCCACCAGATGATGGAGGAGTCTCCCAGCGAGTACGAGACGGATGTTCCCGAGGAACTGAAGCAGGCCCACGAGCTCACGATGGAGCAGGGTCAGCCGATCGAGCCTGTGATTGTTGGCGAAGTCGAAGAGAAGCGCATCCGCACGGTATCCAATCGGCCGACGTTGGAAGTCTGTGACTACCGCAACGTGATCATCGATCCCACCTGCATGGGTGACATCGAGAAGGCCAACTTTGTGGTTTACAGCTTCGAGTCTTCGCTTTCCCAGCTGGAGAAGGAAGGCAAGAAGTACAAGAACCTGGACAAGATCAACATCTCGAACAGCTCGATCCTGGGTGTTCCGGACCACCATTCTTCGGATGGTTCCAAGACCTTCAACTTCAGCGACGAACCCCGCAAGAAGTTCGTGGTGTACGAGTACTGGGGCTACTGGGACATTGACGGCACTGGCATCGTCAAGCCATTCGTTGCTGCCTGGGTTGGCAACACGATGATCCGCCTGGAAGAGACGCCTTTCCCAGACGGGAAGATCCCGTTTGTTGTCGAGCAGTACCTGCCTGTGCGCAAGAGCACGTATGGCGAGCCAGATGGCGCTCTGCTGGAAGACAACCAGAAGGTCATTGGTGCGGTCACTCGAGGAATGATCGACATCATGGGCAAGTCGGCCAATGGCCAGACAGGTCTTCGCAAGGACATGCTGGACACGACCAACAAGCGCAAGTTCGACAAGGGCCAGGACTACGAGTTCAACGCCAACGTAGATCCTCGCCAGGGTGTGTTTATGCACACCTACCCCGAGATCCCTGCATCGGCTCAGTTCATGCTGGGTTTGCAGAACCAGGAAGCCGAATCGCTGACAGGTGTGAAGTCCTACTCGGCTGGCGTCTCTGGCGCTTCCCTGGGAGATGTGGCTGCATCC